TTCATTGCTGTCAAATCTGCATCAATCTTTTTTTCAAGTCCATGTGTAAGTAATTGGAATACAATATTTGTACCTCTTGATGTTGTATATTGGTATTCGTTTTGTCTATTTAACTTTGAAAAATCCAATTCTTTCGTTTTTAGCGAAGACATATCAATTGAATAATCAACTTCTTCTTCAGTAATAGGGTCAGTAATTTTAACTTTATAATCTGCACCATAAGAAAGAATTCTCGTAGCAATTAATATAGCATTTTTATCTCCTGTAAGAAGGTCATCTGGTTTTACACCATCTTGAATAACAACGGCTTCTAACAATTTATCCAAAACAACTCCTTTTCTTATTAAATTTGTTGATGCTAGAATATCTTCTTCTTTAGCTGTCATTAATTTAATTTCAATTTCACCTTTGGATAACGGTGATGTTTCAGGATAACCCAACCCTTTTGATGGTAATGCTATAATCTCTGTTATAAAATCATAACTTTTCTTTTGCTGTTGTGGTTGTGGTTGTGGTTGTGGTGTATCTTGTAGATTTTGACCTAATCCTCTCGTAACTTGTTGTTCAATGTTTTGTTCCATATTAGTATATAACTTTGTTTATTATATATATCCAATTTTTAAAAAAATAAAAAAGGGGAACATTTCTGCTCCCCTTTTCTTTTATGTTCTCTTTATAGATTAGTATTCTAAAATTGCGTAATCATATGCCAATGTTAATTCAATTGAAACAGGATCATTTGATGCCCAATCCAACTCACCGAAGTTTGCTGAAGTGATAAATGCACCTTTTAAAGTCCATTGTTCAATCTTATCACCAACTGGTCCCAATAAGAAGAACGTAATATCTTTCTTATAGAATGCAGAATATCCATCTCTACCTGTTAACGACTCATGTGAAGTTCTAATCCACTCCATAACTTGCTGTGCACCTGATGGTACAATTGGGTCATAAAGAGTGATTGTTACATCATCCCAAGTAGATTTACCTTTCAACTTTCTTTTTACGTTGATGTGGTCTAATTCTACAACTTCTGATGTGAAAGTTGGTCTATTTGCTGTTTTGATAATGTATGATTCGATACCATTGATTTCCATAATGAATCTATTACCCATTTTAGGTTCAAAATTCTTATAGAACATCTTGTCAAACTCTAATATTTCTGGCATTTTACTTTGGTTTTATATTTTAATATAAATATTTAATTTTTAAATTATCCTCCAAAACTTGCACCAGTTGGTAAGATGTTGAAATCGATTTGAATGAATTCAGCTGTCTTTGTTGGTTGTAAGTAGATAGCTCCTTTAAGGATGTTTCTATCAATTACATCTGGTGTGTTATTTGTTTCATCCATTACTACTCTGAAAGCGTAAAGACCTTGTCTTTGTTGGATTCCCTCTAAATAAGGATTAACAATGTTTAAGAATCTATTTCTTGTTTCAGCGGAGTTTTGTTCGAACACTAAATATTTTGAAGTTGAAGCGATATACTTTCTAACAGTCAATAACAATCTTCTCACGTTGATTCTATCTAAAGCTGATGGTTTATCTTGTAAAGTTTTTTGACCCCATACTACGATACCTTGTCCAGGGAACTGGCAGATTGGGTTTACTTTACCTTCGTATAATGTATCTCTTTCTGATTGAGTTACTTTATCTAATACATTTACTGCTCCTATTAAACCCCCTCTATTCAAACCTGCTGGTGCGAACCATTCTGCTGCTACTCTATCGTTTGCTGCGAATACGCCAGGTAATAATACTGAAGGTGGAACTGTGATAAGTTTATTTGTATTTACATCAATAGTCTTAACATATGGATAGTAGAATGCTGCGTAGTTTGTATCTACTTCACCGGCTTGTGTTACTGTCTGGTCTAAAGTTGTTGCTGAATCACCTGCTTCTGCTATATAAAATGCATCTGCTCTTTGTTCAACCATATCCAAAATAGATGTGAATACAGATGAATGTAATCTTCTATTTACGTGTGGTGCTACTACCATATTGATATCATATTCATCAGCGTTTGATAATGCTGCGATATGCTTACCGTAAGATGCGATACCTTCTGCCGATGCTGGGTCTACAATATCTGCGTTTGCTGTTGCTGGAGAATATCCATCAAATCCTTCCTGGAATGCTACAACAAATTGTGCTGAAGTTGAACCCACCGATAATGAACCACCATTTGAAGCATCTAATCCAAACACTGCGTTTGAACCATTACGAGCTCCTTCTGGAATTGGTTTCATATAAATTTTGTTATCAGCGTTGTTATCTAAATCAATACCACCAAATTGTGTTGCAGATGATGTTACAAATGATACAGTTGGTATTTGTGCTTCAACTGGTATGGATGCAACAATTGGTAATTTGTATTTTGCGTGTCCGAATGGTACTGCTTGTACAGGTGCAACCGTATTTAAATTTGCAATTCTAATATATCTTGAATTGTTCACCCAATCACCACTCTCTGTTACTTTACCTTCTGAACTGATTAATCTTTTTCTATCACCAATTACTCTACTAATAAAGTTTGGAGAATTAGGGTCAAGATTTACATTTGCGAATGTTTCTAATATATTTTTCTTTTTGTTTGTATCTCCAAATGCTCTTACAACTACTGTAAATGTACCATAATCAGTACCACTTGCAGAACCAGCTGCTTTAATATTTGAGATACCTATTTTAATTTTTGTATTTGCTGTATTACCTGCTCCGATTGTTTCAAATTGGAAAAGGTTATGTCTTTCACCACTAATCAATTGTGATTGAATCATTGGAGTTAAAGCTTCTTGTGCTTCAAATGTGAAGTCTTGGTCATCTAAAATAGAAACCGAAGATGATACAGTTGCGCCGAATGTGATTCCATGCTCTTTGAAAAATCCATAAACATACCCACCTTTTGCGCCTAATGGGTTTGTTCCGAATATAGATTCAATATCATTTGTATCTTCAGGATCAACAGAAGTAGTTCCTGTGAAATTAGTTGAACCGGTTACGAACATTACAATATCACCATTACCCAAATCACCATTACCATCGGTTGTTAAGTTAGAACCACTTAAACCCGTTGTTAATGTATTCTTATCTGTTGGGAAAATAATTGCAACTGATGCAGATACTAAACCTGTTGTTTGTCCAACTGAACCTGAAGTAATAGTAATCAATAATGGATTATATGCTGTATATCCTTCTGTTCCTGCTGTTCTACAAATTGTTGCAACACCTGCTTCTCTTAAGTAGTTTTGAACTGCTAACGGAGTATAGAAAGTGTCATCAGCTGCACCAAAAAGAGTTTGGAATTCAGCTTGTGAATTAACAATTGTAGGTACTAATGGTCCCTCTTTGAAAGGTCCTATGAATGCTGCACCAATATCAGCAATACCTTGTTGTAAAAATGAAAGGTCGTTTTCTTTCGTAAATACGCCTGGTGATACTAATTTCTCTGCCATTTTATATGCTTAATTTTAAAATTTATAATTCTCAATATAAATATAAAGTTTTATTCCAAAACAACAATTAAGGTCTATATGTTGGTTGGAAATAATCATAAACTTGTTGTACTTCCGCAGTTGTCAATACGGTATTATAAAATAAAACCGGCCCTAATTGACATTTTGCGTAATTATCATCTCTACCCAATTTAATATCGTATGATGATGTTGCGGTAAATGCTGACATTGTACCTGTACCTACACTACTTCTATTTAAATAATATGTTATTCCGGCAGCTGCTGATATTGTAAATGCAACCATATGCCATGTATTTAATGCCGGTGCTGTAAATGTTTGTACGGTATTTGAACAAGTTCCTCTTGCTGATGAGAAATGAAACCCATCCCAGGCAGATGCGCCTGATGAATATAAATAGAAATTATAATCTCTATCTGCTCCTGATTTAGAGAACAAACATCCATAAGTTGCTCCTGGATTTGCTGTCATTCTTACCCATGCAATAAATGTCATTGCCGATGTATCAAATTGTGTTATACCACCATTGATATTTGAATTACGGTCTTTGAACCAATATGTACCACTACCATCCAATGTCCAATATTCATCAATTCTAGTTGCACCATTATTATATGCAGGTGATGTTCCACTATATCCTGCTGAATTGGTTACACCAGCTGGTCTTACACCTGTATTATAACCTGAAAGGTCTAACCAATCTGTTGTAGGTGTTCCTGTTGATGGTAATGCATCCGCCGGAAAAGAACGAGCTTTAGATGGGTCTAAATACATTCTTAAACCCGATGATGGTATAAATGGTTGTGTAGTTGTACCTTTGTTGTGTGATATAATATTATTAGCTAAATAAACATCGGCATCTTCTACATTTATTGTTACGATTTCAACATCATCCGTAATTATCTCTTTATTTGTTACTTCTATTTCAGAAATACCTGCAATTTCATCATATGTTACTATTAAATCACCAGGTAAAATATCTTCAATATTTTTAAATCTATATTTTTCTATTTCACTATCCCATATGTAAATTGGGTGAGTTCCTGTTGCTTTTATTAAACCATTATTTATTGAATAATATCCATTTGCAAAATTGAATACGATATCTTTAACAGTTACTTCAGCATAGTTTCCATCCGCAAACTCTTGAAAATAAAACCTCCAATCAACACTATCCGTTTCGATTGGTAAATTTTCATCAGGTAATCCAGTTGGTGACCATGCTTTAATAACATCCCCTATAGCTAAATCTTCTACATTAATAACAGAGCCGTCTATTTTTGTAACTTTTGTTCCAAATAATAAACAAAAGTCAGGCTGGTTAATAGTGTTATATACATCAACCGCATATAATGTTTTAGTAGTTGTTGTGTTGTAATTTGTAGCGTTCAAGTTATACCCATCCACATATTTCATAGTTAAAACTGAAGATGCTTCTGAATAATTTGATGCGTTTATTCCGGCAGGTGTAATTGGTATAACGGTTGGGCCGGTTCCAAATGCATTTGAGCCTGTTGAAAAGTTTGCATTATTAAATGAGCATTGAAAATTTGCTAATTGTTGTTGTACTTTATTATAAAATG